GTAGAGTTCAGGGATATTTGGTTCATAGAAACTTATTCAAAGAATGGTTTAATATCATTACCATAGAAAAAAATGAAAATATTTGGACTAATAAGTAACTTTTGTTAAAAACCAAACTATTTATATTATATAAACGAATAAAAAAAATAAAAAATGTTAAGAATTTTAATGAGATTGGAACTCTTGGAGAGTGTAACTTGTGAGTTAATGAATACACATATGTATTTAATGATGTTTAAAGGACTTAAACACGAGATAACATACAAAGTATTAACTGATAAAATAAGACATCGCACAGATGAACCACAAACATTGGACACATTGATAGAATTATATGAGAATATACCAGCATTCATAAAAGAACAAAAAAATAAATAAGATGATAGAAGAAATAATGGGGATTGATATTAATGATATTCAACCTCACCACTCAAAAGTAATACAGGAGTTAATTACTTATAACACCGACATAGAACACAGATTACAAATCTATACCGAATATGAAGATATAGATGGTATAACTAAAGAAGAATTTATTCTAAACGAACAAGATATTCTTTATACAATATTGGGGACAACATCAGCATTATTATTTGTATATAATAAAATAGAACAATTTGAATTAAGTGCCGACTTACATAAGGAAATGAAAACATCGTTTTGTCTTATTTATAATGAAATATTCCCTAACACAAATAACGAACAGAAGTTTTACGAACTAGTAGAAAAAATGTTTGATACATACAAACAAATGTTCCAATAATGAAAATCAACGACATCCTAACTGAAATAACAAATAAAGGGAGTATCTACGATGAAATCATAGATAATATTATTACCCCACGTTTTGACTTAAAACCTGAACTGATTTCAGAAATAGCCATTTCGTTTTTAGAGAATAAAATTAAAGTGGAAGAAGCATATGAAAAAAACTATTTTAAATACTATTTTATCAACACTGTAAGAAACCAAATACATTCAAACACCTCATCGTTCCACAAGAACATTAGAATTAAAGACAACGAGTATTTTGAGAATTATGGGTATTTAGAAGATGATACAACAATAGAAGATAAGATAGAGTTTGAGGAAAGGTTAGAGTTGGTAAATCAAGTATATAAAGACACGAAGAAAACTTGGTTTGAGAACCAAATGTTTGAAGAATATTTTATAAAGAATAAGACATACAGAGAAATAGGGAGGGAATATGGTATTAATCATTGTTTAATCTTCCATAATGTTAAAAAGATGAAAGAACAAATACTCAAAAAACTATAATTTTTGCTTAGGGCTATTACTGTTATGGTAATGTAAGGGGGGACAATTCGCTACTGTCCCCCTTTTTTTATTCCCAAATTAAAACAAAATAGGATGTTTAATATTTAATTATGAATAAAAGTATTAAACACAAAATTTATGGATGAGAATGTAAAACTTATGTTGGGGAACAACATAGACAAATTAAAAGAATTACCAAATAACTTCGTTGATAGTATCGTAACCGACCCACCTTATGGTATATCGTTTATGAATAAGAAATGGGACTATGATGTTCCATCTGTGGAGTTTTGGAAAGAGGTGTATAGAGTGTTAAAACCAGGTGGACATATCTTATCATTCGGGGGAACAAGAACATATCACAGAATGGTTGTAAATATTGAAGACGCAGGTTTTGAAATTCGTGACCAAATTATGTGGGTATATGGTAGTGGTTTTCCAAAGTCATTAAATATCGGTAAGGCTGTTGATAAGATTGAGGGTAATGAAAGAGAAGTATTAGGTTTAGACCCAAATTCTATTGGTAGAGATATGGAAAGAGAATTTATAAATGATAGTGGTATTAAAAGAACAAGAAATGAATTTTTAACAAAAGGTAATACACCATATGAAGGTTGGGGAACAGGATTAAAACCAGCAAACGAACCTATTGTATTGGCAAGAAAACCAATAGAAGAAAAAACAATCACGGAGAATGTATTAAGATTTGGAACAGGTGGGATAAATATTGATGGATGTAGAATTGAAGCATCCGACCAAAATGTGTTAAATGCTGCTGTAAAACGAATGACTAATAATAATGCCGTTGGTTGGAAAAATACATCACAATCAATTCAACCTAATAATAATGAAGGTAGGTTCCCCGCCAATTTTATTATTGATGAAGAAGCATCTAAATTATTGGACGAACAAAGTGGGAATAGTAAATTTTTCTATGTTCCAAAGGTTAGTAAGAAAGAACGAAACTTGGGGTTAGATAATTTTGAAGAAAAAATAACTGGTGATGGTAGAAAGGTAATACAAGCAAACACACCACAACAAAGAAATATACACAACCCTAAAAAAAATCATCACCCCACCGTAAAACCAATAAACCTATTAACATATCTTGTTAGGTTAATAACACCACCAAATGGAATAGTTATGGACTGTTATATGGGTTCGGGTTCAACAGGGATTGCAGCACGACTGGAGGGGTTTCAATTTATAGGAATGGAAATGGATGAAGATTATTATAAGATTGCTGAAACAAGAATAAATAACTATGAGTTATATAAAGATTTAATTAAAAAGAAATAATGGAAGAAGAAAATGGAATTAGTTATGATGAGGTAATTGTAATGATGAATAGTTTAGTAGGTTTCTACGAACAAATTGATACAATACAAGATTATTTTAGAATTAAAAAGAAAGAAAAAGTTAAAGATTTAGATATTACAGATAAATTAGATACCATTTTTAATGATTTATCTATGTCCCCGTTAGATATGGATATTAGTATTGAAATTGTAGATGCGAAGATATTTAATCCTATGGTTCAAACAATATGTTCTATGCCGTTAGAAGCACAAATGGGAAGACAAGTTAATATAGGGGTAAAAGAAAACAAGACAGGAACTTGGTTAGGTTTTACAAGGATTGCATCACCAGTAATGAGAATAAAACCAAGAAATATATTATACGGAGAAAGTGTTTCAGCAAGTAAAGTAAATTCACATATGGTTAATGGGTGTCAGATTATACCAGTTCAACCATTTGGTTATAATTATCTTGGTGGTAAATTATTAGCACTCATATCAACATCACACGAAGTAAGGGAAATATTCAACAATAAATATGATGGTAAATGTGATATACTACATTGGGAAACAACATCACTATATGGTGATATTAAAGGTGTATCACAATACGATGGGTTAAAACCATTTGTTAGATATGTAAGTTTAACTGAAAGTGAAAACTTTTTATTCCCAACAGATGAAATATACCAACCAATATTAAAGAGTTTAAGAGAGTATTATGGTGTTGATGAATTTGGTGGTAGGTTAGTAGAACAAAAAGGTTCAGGACCAAAGATGAGGGAGTTTAATAAAGTTATATCAATTATTAAAAGTATATTAAAAGATAATGATATGGAAATATATAATAAATTTCACCAATTTACAAAAGAAAAAATGAAATCAAAAACAAAAAAAAGATTTTATTATTCTAACTATGGATATGATAATGTAAAAGAACATATGGAGAACCCATCTATATTACTTGAAAAGGGGGTAAATTACGACAAATTTAAGTTAGATAATATAATTGAATGGTGGAAAAGAAAATCGTTCAGTAGATGGACTAAATTAACAGAAGAGAATAGATTAAAAACTGAATTGGAAATATATACCACAGAAAGTTTGAAAGATAATACATTTGAAATGATAAGATAATATGGAAAAAATAGAAGAAATACTCGAAAGAATAGAACACAAGATGATAGAAATTGAATTAAGAATACAATTTTTAGAAGAAAGGGTAGAAGTGATTGACGATGAAAACGATACAATCAATTACTGGACAGGAAGATATGTTGCAAGTATTTGTGACTTAATAAACAAAAAAGATAATAATTAAACTATGGAAAAAATAATAACACTTTATTACGATTATATAACCACTGAAAGTTTTTTCGGGGATGTTGAATATGTAATAGAACAAAAGGAAGGTATTGATGTTGAATTTGAAATTACGGATATATTTGAAACAGTTGATGATAATGACGAGGATTGTTTCAAAATACATTATATAATAAAATAAAAATGAAATAATGACTGAAGAATTAAAAAACGAAATAATTAGATTAGTTAATCTAAAGAAAACCACCAAATATGATGTTCAAAGTATGACTAACATAATCAGAGAACATATAGATAAAAAAATGTCTATTTGTTCCCACTGTGCTGCACAGATAAGATTTGCACAAAAACAATTATTAAATTGGTATAATAGACAAGAAACAACAGAAGAAAAAATAACAATATCAGAACCACCACAAAAAGTTGGATGTCAAGCCTGTAAACAGAAAACAACACAAAGTAAAAAAGGTGTTGTGATAAATACCCAAAGAAAAAGTAAGTAATGATTTACAAGACAAATTTTCAGAGAAAGAAACAGGTTGTAGATGAAGCATTCAGTAATGGTTTTAATTGGACACGAGCCTATATGACTATAATGGGGGTAGAGAAACCTGAAATGGCTAAAAGAGCGGTTTATAGAATGAAACAATCTAAAGAGGTAGAAGATTATATCACCTTCAAAGAAAGTGAAATACAGATGAAGTATGCTATTGATAAGGATAAGATTATCCGTGAGTTGGTAGATTTAATTGAAGAGTGTAAGAATGAAACTGCAAGGGATAGAAATAACCTAATAAAGGGGATTGATATGATAAATAAGATGTTTGGATATTATACTCCTGAAAAACACGAACATAAACACGAGGGTATTACAATCAATATTATAAAACCAAATAAAGATACAGATGGAGATTAACTTTACCCCATCATTAAAACAGGATTTGATATTTGAATATTTTGATGATAAAACAACGACTGAAGTATTATATGGTGGAGCTGCTGCTGGTGGTAAATCGTATGGGGCAACTGCTCTTGCTGTAATAAAATGTCTACAATACCCTAATATTCGTGTAGGTTTAGCCAGAAATGAACTAACAACACTTAAAAAAACAACAGTAGTGTCCCTATTTGAGGTAATAAATAATTGGGGATTAAAGATTGACGAACATTATAGGTATAACTCCACAAGTGGGGAAATTACGTTTAGTAATGGTTCCAAGATAGTTTTGTTGGAATTAAGATATTTACCATCCGACCCTAACTACACACGTCTTGGCGGACAATTATTGACTTTTGCCATAATTGATGAGGCTGGTGAGGTAGATGAAAAAGGAAAACAGATATTACAATCACGACTTGGTAGATGGTTAAATGGTGAATTATCAATTAAACCATTCTTACTAATGACTTGTAATCCATCTAAAAACTTCTTGTATAGGGATTATTATATACCAAGTCAAGATAATACATTACCCGAACATAAAAAGTTTATCACAGCCCTTGTTTTAGACAACCCGTTCATTACAGATGTGTATGTAAATAACCTACAAAAGACATTATCCAACTCCGATAAAGAAAGATTAATAAATGGGAATTGGGATTACGAGAATAGCCCTGACGCATTGATGGATTATGAAACCATATTAAATATCTTTGTGGATGAATACACCCCCAATGAGAAAAGTAGAAAATATATAAGTGCCGATATTGCCTTTACCAGTGACAAATGTGTTATTATGGTGTGGGATGATTTAACTTTAATTGATATAATAGTTAATCCTGAAGGTAAAGTTGAAGATGTGATTAGAAATAAAGCGAAAGAACTTAAAATACCACCACAAAATATATCATATGATGCTGATGGGGTTGGTAAATACTTAATGAATTATTTAAAGGGTAGTAGAGATATTATAAATAACTCTAAAGCACTTGGAGGTGAGAATTATGATAACCTTAAAACCCAATTATACTTCAAGATGGCAGAAGCAATTAACAAGGGTGATTTAAAAATACTTAAAACAAAATATCAAAATGTTATAATAGATGAATTACAACAGGTTAAACATAAACCAAGTGATACTGTTGGTAAAATATCTATGATTAGTAAGGGGGAAGTAAAACGAATGTTAGGACACTCACCCGATTTTTCAGATGCGATGGCGTATAGAATGATTTTTGAGATTAAGAAAGCCCCTGTTAAAACATTCCGTATAATGTAGTTTAAAAACACAACAATAAAAAATATATTTATTAAAAAAAAAAGGATAATATGATAAATTTAAAATTAGAAATTGATGATGAGGTAAAGGAATTTAACTTACCAGAAAATTGGAATGAGGTAACAATAGGTGACTTTGTTAAACTTTTTTCTTTTGAAAGAGAGGGGTTAAATTCGGTAGAGTTATCTGTAAAAATAATAAATGTATTGACAGATATTGATGAAAATTTAATTATGATGATGGATGTAAAGGACTTTGAAAAATTGGCTGAAGTATTTGCATTCACAAGTAAAGAATTAAAACCCACCAATGTTGACAGTGTTGAGTTGGGAGGTGAAACATATTATTTAAAAAATGATTTTTCTAAACTAACAATGGGGGAGGTTATTAGTATTGAGACAATTTTACAATCAGCAGATGGTAATTTATTCAAAGTGATGGATAAGTTATTATGTATATTTTTGAGAAAGAAAAAAGAAAACGGAAAGTTAGAAGCCTTCAAAGGAGAATTTATGGATAGGGTTAATTTATTTAGAAATGCCCCAATTTCAAAAGTATATAACATATTCAGTTTTTTTTTAACTGGCGGGACTACATTAGAGGACAATACGAAGGACTATTTGGAAAGCCTGCCAAAATAAAAAAAGAAAAGAAAAGTAAATTTGATACTTTAAATAAAAAGACAGATGTGGATGATAGATTTAAATGGTTGGAGATGGTTTATTTATTATTAACCAAATTAAATACAACTGATGAAATGATATACAAGAAGAACTACATTGGGTGTTTAAATTGGATGTCCTTTTTCTATCAAAAGAATAAAGTAGAACAAAGTAAAAACGGTAATATATGAGTGTAAATATAATAAGTTTAAATCAAATGGTGGATTTGTTCAGTGGGTTTGCTGACAGACATTATTTTTTAAATGATTTTGGTTTTGGACCAACAAGTGAAATAGGGACTTCAAGACAAATGGACTTCCCCTATATGTGGGTATCATTAAATGAAAATAGTTTAATTAACCCCCAAAATAGAACGGCAATACCAGAGTTGTCTTTTTCTGTTTTATTTATGGATAAGACAAATATTCAGTCAAATTATTTGGAAATAAATGGAGATAATAGCGACAACATCCAGGAGATATTGAGTGATATGTTACAAGTCCTACAAGATTTTATAACAGAGGTTCAGGTAGATTGGGGGAATTATGGTATTATATTTCAAGATGTAATTAATTGTTTCCCTGCAACAGATGAAACACAAGATAAAGTTAATGGATGGGTGGGACAATTTAGTTTCAAATTAAAACATTCAAATTGTATTTTACCAACGGGTGATATTACACAGACAAACTTATCCCCAATTAACCCTATGACGAGGTATTTAACTTGTGAGACAGTAACTGCCTGTACGAGTTTACAACAATATATCGCACAACAAGTATCAGGAAACACAGGAACAAGTATAACAGGTTTTACATATCAAGACAATACCTTCACAATAATTGATAATAATGGTGGGGTATTTAATGCCACTATTAACACAATGACTGGACTTACAGTAAATGGGGATGTATCAGGAACCACATACTATGGTGATGGTTCTAATCTTACAGGTATTGTATTTAATGATGTATTCGTAACAGGAGGGACATATTCAAATGGGACAGCAACATTCACAAACAATACAGGTGGGACATTTAATGTAAGTGGTTTCTACACAGGGGAAACAAGTTATGTAAATTCATTAACAACGGGAGTTGGATTATCTGCCAACACAACAAATGGAAATATAACCATTTTAAACACTTTACCAGACCAAACTGTAGTATTAAATAACGGGTCAAATATTAATGTAACAGGAACATACCCCAACTTTACAATAGATGTAACAGGTGTAACTGATAATAACCAGTTCGTAACGGGATATACCTATTTAAATAATACATTTAATATCGCAGATAATAGTGGTAATACATTCAACGCAACCATCAATACCGTAACAGGACTTACAGCATATCAAGCATCAACTGCTACAAGATTAATAGTGGATGGTGATAACAACCAAGCAAAAATATTTTCATTAAGGACAGGAAATTTACCAAGATGGGCGTTTAGGGTTGATGGAAATGAGACAGGTTCAAATGTTAGTTCAGATTTAAATATAAGAAGATATAATGATGCGGGGACATTTATTGATGCTCCATTAACTATTACAAGAAGTAGTGGTGATGTAACGATATTATACCCCAAATTTACAATAGAATTGGTTAATGCGTTATCGGTTGATTTTTATGCTCCATACAACTTATCAATAGATACAATAACAAATATTTTAAACTCCCCATCAATTACAATCTATGATGATGGTGTATTATATACATTAACTAATACAATTGCGGTTGGAAGTAAAATAACAGTAGTCTCATCAACAGCTAGTGTTGTGACATTAAATAGTAAAAGATTATGATAAACGATTTATACATACAAGCTGGTAGTCCCACAGAATGGGTTCGTCCTGGTGGGTGGGTTGATATTCCATCAATAACATCTGCAGATACAAAATTCTTTGGTGTTTATGCGGTATATGAAACAAGAAAAAATAACACATTTATTGGGTTTGCGGCAGGAACATTTAACTGTACAGTTAACTGGGGGGATGGTTCACCAAACACAACAGTATCAACAATATCAACAGTATCAAAAACTTATACATATTCAGCAATAACATCACCAATCTTGGTGGATGCTTATGGTGAAAATTATAAAACAGTATTGGTTACTATTACACAAAATAGTGGGGCACTAACCCAATTTAATTTTGGTTCATCAACTTCTATCGGGACATATAATTGGTTAGATATTGTAATGTCTTGGAGCACAGCAAGATTTCAGTTTTTAAAAACACACCCAATATTACAAAGATTTATTATGTATACGGGGAGTTTTACTGGTGTAAATATGAATACTTTTATAAATTATTTAGTAGCATTAAAAGTATTTCAACTACCATTAAATTTAGGAAACCCAACTCAAGCATCAAATGTATTTTCACAAATTGGAACTTGTGAGTTAGGTGATATAACACTTACACTTGGTGGTTCTGCTACTGGTTTATTTTCTACTGGAAAATTTAGAAAAATTGGAAATGTTACTTTAGCCACATCAAATAATATAACCACTTTATTTCAAAGTTGCACTAATTTACAATTTGTGGGTAATTGTAATTTTAATGCTGCAAACAATTTTACGAGTATTTTTAATGGTTGTGCAGAATTGATAAAAGTAGGAACAATAACATCAACTACAGTAACCAACTTAACAACTATGTGTCTTAACTGTGTGTCATTAAGAGAAATAACATTTACAAATTTGACGAATGTAACAACTATGGGTAATCCATTTGGAGGTTGTTTTTCATTACAAAAATTAAGAGTTCCCAATTTAAAAGTAGCTACAGTATTGACTGATTGTGCTATGGAACGAACGAATTTGGTTCAGGTATTTACTGATTTGGGGACACCTGCAACAACACAAATAATAACTGTAACAAGAAACCCTGGCTCGGCTGATTTAACCGCTGCAGACATCTTGATTGCAACATCTAAAAACTGGACTGTAACATTATAAGATATGGAAGATACAAGTGGATTTTACAATTTATTAGACGGGCAATGGTTTTATGCCCCACATGCGGTTTATAATATTGATTATGAACTATTAAGAGAATTAAAAGATACATACAACTACCCCGTTGATGGATGGAGATGGTATGATGAACAACCTTATTAACTATGGCAGAATTTCAACCCATATCACCCCAAAAGATGAGAGAGTTTGGGAAGGACTATGTAAAGATTTTATATAGAGAACTTCGTAGAGAGGGGAAAGATGCAACGGGTGCGTTAATAAATAGTTTAGCTTTTGAAATAAAGGAGGAGGCACAACAAATACAAATAATCCTTTTAGCGAATGATTATTTAAAATATGTAGATAAGGGTAGAAAACCTGGTAAGTATCCCCCAATCAAAGCTATTGCTAAATGGGTTCAAGTTAAAGGTATTTCAAAAGAGGCAATATTCCCAATTGCAAGGAGTATTTATAAATTTGGGATTAAACCTACAAATGTTATACAGAGGGTGATTAAAGAATTTGAAACATCCCCAACATTACAAAAGAAATATGAAGATGAGGTTGTTAATCAACTTATAGATATGATAAATAAAAATTATAAAGAAATTTAAACACTATGGCATATACAGCAATAACACAACCACACGATTATATGGCGGCATATTCCGCTGTCCCACTTAAATTATATGATACTGACTACAATATAAGTGAAAACTACAAGTATATAACTAATATCACTTGGGATAAAGTAACTATCACAGGAAATTCCGCTTATATAATATACAACGATGTATTTACAAAATTAACATCAACTACCCCACACAATTTTTCGTTGGGGGATTATGTATTTTTGAATGATGAAAACAATAATGACTTATATACGGGGTATTATATCATAAGAAAAATAGTATCTTCAACAGAATTTGTGATTGATTTAATACCCGAACAACCATTTGGTGTAAATGATTTTACAACATCAAGGTTTATTAAATATAAATTTAACCCTGATTTGAATGGATATGCCAAAATGGATTTATCAAATGTATTAAAAGATTTTGTATCAGAGAATTTAACAGGACAAACGGTGGATTATTCATTATCTTATCCTGGCACAGATACAAGATTTTGTTATGAGTTAGTATGTGGTTCAGAAAAACAATTTAGACAACCCTTTTTAGATAATCTATTTAGTGGGGGTTCATTATGTTTTGTAAATTCGGGTATAACATCTTTGAATGATACAGAATTTCAAGTAGGAGACCAAATATTTGTTCAACAGGATTTATACGAATGGACATATACTGATAATTTTTTTGATGGTTATTTTGTAGGATTTACAGGAACAACACAACCCCCATATTATACGGGTAGTTCAGTAACCGTAACAGGACAAATTACACACCCATCTTATAATGGACAAACAACAATGTATTCAACGGGTTCATCAGCCAATAGTTTAGTTATTAGTAAATTATGGTTGGGGGCAACACCTGTGGAACCAGGTAGTATATTTGGTGTTCCTCGTCCAGAATACAATGGAACTTGCACGATAGTTAATATCTTTATTGACCCAACATATGGTTTAGTTATTTTAACAGATAAACCATTTACGGTATCATCCCCACCTTTACCTGGCTTTATTACATTTGCTGATAATAGATTAACTATAACCCCAAATGAAATAACAATAAGTGGGTTGTGTGTTTATAATTCACACATCAATTTACCTGATTATTCAATAACAGCTTTTGACCCGTATGTTATTCAAAATAGAAACTTTGATGAGAACAATTTATCAACGGTATTTGAAGTCGGTAAAACATATAGAGTTGAACCATCAACAATAGGATTTGTATTAACCCACTTGGAAGATACGGCTTTAGTTGCTGGTATGGGATATGAGTTTTATAATTCAAATGGGGGGACATTAGGACAAGTTTTAATAACAGGAATGACTGAAGAAGATTATTATTCCCCAATCGGAATAAACCAACTTTCTAACCTAAATACTATAATAGATTTTAATGTTCCTTTTTCGGGTTATGTAAATGATATTAATTCTTATTGTATATTCGCAGCATCTGAAGGTGGATGTAACTCAATATGTGTTAACTTGGTTTATAAGTCAGGGTCGGGGACAACAAATACTCAATGTGTGGTTAAAGAAGATGACTTAATTAATAGTTATCCCGCATATTTAATAGATGTAGTATTTACAGGAACAACCTATCCATCTCAACTTTCATATATTGTTGATATATCTAATCCATTAAATGATGGGTGGTATTTACAATCAACAATAGGGGCTACTGAATTTTCAGGTATTGGAATTACTTGGTTAATTGATAAAGTAAATATAACGGACTGCCCTGCTAGCACTAGTTGGAGTTCTCCTATACCCTCACCTGTTGCTGGTGGAGTGGGTGTTAACTCATCAGTAGCAATAAATAGTTTAGGAAGTATTTTACAATATTCAAATTTAATATGTTTTGAGTTAAATAAAGATTGTTCAAAATATGAAATATACCACATAATGTGGAAAGATAAGTTAGGTTCGTTTATATCATACCCATTTATATATGTATCAAGAGATAATATGGAGGTTGATAGAAAGGGTTATTACAAACAAAACGGAACTTGGGAGAATAATACATTTGGTTATGATGAATATGGTAGGGGAGATAAGAACTTTTACCTTCGTTCAAGGAAATCAATAATAGTTAATTCTGGGTGGTTATATGAGTTTGAGAGGGACTTAATGGAGGATTTAATACAATCACCTTCTGTATACTTACAAACCCCTGACAATCGTTTATTTGGGGGTTCTTTGGAAGAAAAGAAAATAGAGGTTTATAAAGAAGTAAATGACGACATATTCAGTTATAGTTTTAATTTCGTATTTGCTAATAACGAATATAGATTTTGATGTAGTAGTCAAAATCATAAACATCTAAAAAAGGGAGGTGTTTAAATCTAAATAAGGGGGTTAATTCCCCCTTTTTTCGTCAAAAACACATCAATAAAAAATATATTTAATTAAAAAAAAGGATTATGAATAAATTTTTAGTATTAGCAGATGGAAAACAACTTGATACATACGACAATATAGCGGTAAGTTTTAATTATCAGATAGAAGATATCTTGGATATCACAAAAAGAACAACCAATTTTTCTAAAACTATCACTCTTCCTGGCACCCCAATCAATAATAACTTCTTTAAACAGATTTTTGATGTTAATGTTGATACCATTAGTTTTAATGTAAAAAAATCAATACCTGCCAACATCAATATTGGAGAACAAACAGTAATGACTGGTGTATTACAACTTTTGAATATTATTGTTAATCAAGATGCGGTAGATTATGAAGTGGTTATAATGGGACAATTAAAGAATATCCTAAATGAATTTGGGGAATTAACCCTACGTAATATTGATATGAGTGAATATAACCATATTCGTTCAAAAGAAGTAATAGAAAGTAGTTGGGTATATGATATATACAGGAATGGTTCGTTGATTAATAACTCGTCAGGTGGTGAAGGTTATGTTTATCCATATATTGTTTATGGGAATAACCAAAATATTTCAAATAATATGTATGCTAGTGATTTATTTCCTGCTGTATATCTTAAAAGTGCCGTAGATAAAATGTTTGATTTGGTGGGTTATACCTATACATCAAGGTTCTTTAATAATGATTATTACAAAAAATTAATATTACCATTTGTGGATGATAAACTACAAATGCCAGATACTGAAATAAATACAAGAACATTTGCCGTTGGGGTTGATAATACAAAAGATGAAACAACTGACCCCCTAATTTATGAACCAGGTGTTGAAGATACAAGTGTTACAGGTTATAGAGGAATAAGTCCTGTTATGAATACCAGTAATGGATGGTATGAAAATCACCTTTGGGCATCTAATAAAGGTTGGTGGTTTCCTTTGGAAAAAGAAACAGGAACTATTATAGATGTTACTTTACAGGACTTAAATAATGAATGGACATATTCAGCACAAACAACACCATATTCACCCGCAACATCAGTATATCCATATACATATTCAAGATATGAAACTCAACAATCAGGATATTATGATATTAGTTTTTTAGGGTATATGATATTAAAGTTGTGGGATTTAGGTGGTATATCAACAAACATAGAACAAAATGGTGGTGATATGTCTTATTATGTAAAATTATTAAGAAGAAGGGGTGGGAGTGTTGTGGAATTAGCATCAACAGGAACATTAAATTGTAGTATAACAAATAGTTTTAATTATTCTCCAGCATATAATAATAATGAACCATTTACATTAGATAGTGTAGCCTCAAATGTTTATTTAGAGGTAGGTGATATTGTCTATATACAGTTTGGTTTTACTATGGGTGATAGCACTTGGGCTGGTAATGATAATAATATTAGAGCACAAGCAACAGTTTTACCATCAAAGGATGGTGTCCCTACTGTTTTAAAAATAGTCCCTTCTAACAACAATTTGGTTGGGGGAAATAGTGAAGTTAATATGAACCAAATAATGCCTGACATTAAATTAAAGGATTTATTTTTGTCAGTTATTAAGATGTTTAATTTGGTTGTATTTGATAATCCTGAAATACCTAATAATTTAATTATAGAACCAAGAGATGAGTTCTACGCATCAAGACAGAGGGTTGTTGATTGGACTTATAAGTTAGATTATAACCAAGATATTAAAATAACCCCAATGTCAGAGTTAGATGTAAAGACATTTTTATATACATATAAAGAAGATGGTGATTTTTATAACGAACAATACAAAAATGAAGTAAAAAGAATATATGGTGATTATGAGATAGATGTTGAAAATGATTTTTCTGATGTTCAAAATAAATTGGAGATTATTTTTTCACCAACACCTGATGGACAATATGGTATTGGGGATAGAGTTGCACCATTATTCTGTACAGTTGAAGATAATATATTAAAACCTAAAAAGTTAAAACCAAGAATTTTATTTTACGGTGGGTTAAAACCAACGACTTACCCTATGTTATTCAAAGATACATATGATAGTGCTACGGGGGTTACTGTATATAACTATGCGTATTGTGGAATGTGGGACGACCCATCTCAACCACAATATGATTTAGGATTTGGGACAACAAGTAAAGTTTATTGGAATGGTATAAGTTATTACCCAACAAATACATTGGTAGAACAATTCCACAAAAATACTTTATTAGATATTATTGATATAAATAGTAAATTATTACAAGCAGATTTTTATTTAACACCCCAAGATATTGCTGATTTAGATTTTAGGGATATTATCTTAATAGATAACGCCTATTGGAGAATTAATAATGTAAAGGACTATAACCCTATCGGAACTGATAAAACTACACCAGTCGTCTTATATAAAATTAATAACATAAATATCTTTGCTCCTGATAGAGTTGAAATATCTTTATCAAATAAGTCGTGTCCTTCTGATGTTATTAAAAAATTTAGTTTACAAGGGGCATATTATGTCTCAGCATCGGGACAAATCTTGGATGCTAATTGTTGTTCTTCATTAAATGGAGATTTTATTAACGGTAAATGTTGGGTAAGAACAAGAATAAATGGACAAATTGGTTTAACAGAAGGTTCTTTAAAGACATCTAATACAGTTATTCAAGGTGGAACAAACATTACCCCCAACTCACAGGATAGACCCGAAACATTAATGGCTGGTAATAACACAATCAATAGTCCAGGAGCTGTAGTTAGGGGACAATCTAACTATGTGGATTATAATGTAAAATCAGTTGAGATACTTGGGGACAACAATAGTATTATAGATGGGACAACATCAACTCAAATAATGGGTAATGGAAACACGATTACAAACGATACAACGAACGCATTTATCTTTGGTGATAATAACTCCATTCAACTTGATTTAACTAACACAGGTTCAACGGCAACCACCCTATCTAATATCTTTTTATTGGGAAATAATATTATTGCATCATCAGGTAATACTTTATACGCAGATAATATCTTTATGTCGTCAGGTTCAACCTTTAATGGTGTATCTGTTACTGGTGTAACCAACCCCACTTTAAGTGATGTATTAACAAATGGGGATACTATGCTTACAACACAAAAGATTGCAAGTTATGCGGGACTTGCAAGTATAGAATTAGATAAAGTCGGAACTGAAGGGGTATATGCTTTATCGTTAGATGGACTTGGGGGTTACAGTAAATTAAATTTAAATAAATCAACAGATGCTACATTAGAAATAACTGATGGTGTTGATACATCAAATATAAATAGTAGTGTTGTTCAACAACAATTTAATGTAACTGATGGTGTTGATGTGTCAGATGTTAAAATTTCAAAAACAGGTATTGATACAACTATATCAGATGGGGTTGATACATCATCAATAATTAATAATAAATTAAATATTAATGTATCTGTAGATGATGGGGTTGATAATACATTAACACAACAAACTAAAGATTATTATGTATTTTCATCTAATAATTCATCTGCAGGTAGTTATACTAATTTTAATATTGACCCAGCATTTATTGCTGGTGGTGATGGAACATCTATTGAAACTAATGATGGTGTTTCAACATCAACACAAGTATGGCAGGGTAGTAATTCAAATATAACAGTATTTGATGGAACAAATACTTCAACATTTGATATTTCACCAACAATAATAACTATTACACCAGGAATAACTTTAAGACTTCCATCAATACCATCATTTGCCGATGATGCTGCTGCAGGTGTAGGGGGATTACTTGCGGGAGATTTATACCAAACAGATGGAACGGGAGCAGCCCCACTAAATGTCACAGGTATTATGATGATAAAACAATAATAAAAATAAAATATTTAATGGTATGCCGATTAAAGAATGTCAGTTAGAAGGAGAACCAGGTTTTAAATGGGGAGATGAGGGTAAGTGTTATACTTATTCCCCCTATAATGAGGGTTCAAAAAGAAACGCAA